AAACACAACGGCTACATTTGCGGCAGATAACCCTCAAAGATTTGCTACAACCTCTACTACAATAAACAACTGGGGATGGACTGGTTATGATATGATTAATTATTGTTTTCATTCAGTCGCAGGATATAGTAAGATAGGGACTTATACTGGCTCTGGTGTGTGGGGAAAAGCTATAACAGGATTAGGTTTCCAACCGGGTTGGGTCATGACAAAAAACGCAGATGGTTCAGATACTTGGGATAGATGGTATATACAAGATTCAGTTAGAGGAGCAGGCCACGTATTATATGCAAATGATAATAATGCAGAGGCAGTATATACATCATTGCAATTTGATGCAGATGGGTTTACTTTAAATACAACTGATACAGGAATAAATGCAAGTGGCGAAACATACTTGTATATAGCATTTGCAATTCCTACAACATAAAATTTAATTAAATGAGTAAAAAAAAATTCAAAGACACTGGTGTTGGAAAATTTTTGTTAAATAAAATTCCTAATGTCGTTGGAGCTATTGCTGGAGATACTCCTGTTGGTAGCGTAATCCAAGCAATAATTGGTGGTAGTGATATGTCTGAAGGAGATAAGGCTATTGCACTTAAAAAGTTAGACATAGAAAGGGCTGAGATCGATGGCACCACAAAACGTTGGGTGGCAGATGCAAGATCAGGTTCGTGGCTTGCATCTAATGTAAGGCCCCTTGTATTAGTATTTTTAACAGTTTCCTACGTTGCAGGATGGTATATGGGATATCCATTAGATTCAATTACAGGTCTTTTGACTATAGTAATTGGGGGTTATTTTGGTTCTCGAGGTGTGGAAAAAGTATTTGGAAATAATAAACATAAGTAATGAGAGCAATAAATGAAGCTATTTTGCATTATAGTGCTACACCAGAGGGTAAGCCTTTCGATGTAAAAGACATTAGAGATTGGCATGTTAATGGTAATGGATGGAGTGATGTAGGTTATCATTATGTAATTAAATTAGATGGCACTGTTCAAGAGGGAAGGCCACTCAGCAGAACAGGGGCTCATTGCAAAGGACACAATAGGGGCACTGTCGGTATATGCTACATCGGGGGAGGTGTTACCGATGGCAAAGATACTAGAACAGATGAACAAAAAGAGTCTTTAGAGCTTTTATTGTCAGAATTAATCCAAGAACACAATATAACTAAGGTATCAGGGCATAACCAATACTCTAATAAGAAATGTCCTGGTTTTGACGCACCTGAAGAATATGGACATTTAGTATAAACTTAAATATAATGAAATTAATTAGAAAAATCAGTATTGGAACTGATTATAAGAATGAGGCTATGCATTATTCTGTAGGTCAGGAAGTATATGGAGGACATAAAATCTCTGATATACTAGAAGAGGACGGCTCTTATAAAATTTTTATAACTAAAAATAAAGAAATACTCCCATGGAAGCATTTTAATGCAAATATGGCTGTATCTGTTGAATATAATCTCGATTATTAATGCAATCTTTATTTGAATATATTATATCTACTGAAAATCGCTACAACAACACTATTGATGTTGAGGGTAAGGAACTGGTTGTTAATACAGAAATAACAGAAAGAGATTATATGTTTGTCAACCGTATAGGCATAATAAAAAAGTTGCCTTTATATTGTAATTCAGAGTTAAAAGAAAATGATAAAGTCATACTACACCATAATGTATTCAGAAGATGGATTAGTATGGATGGAAAAGAAAAAAATTCATCAAGTTTTCTCAATGAAAATGAATACTTAGTACCGGATGATCAAATTTTTGCGTATAAAAGAGATAATAAATGGGTTAGTTTACCAAATTTTTGTTTTGTAAAGCCAATACACAAAAGTAACAAATGGGCTCTTAAAACAGACGAAAATCTTGTTGGGATGCTTACTTATAGTAATACTAAATTAGATCAATTAGGGGTCTCTATTGGTGACCTGGTGGGCTTTACGCCTGACTCAGAATATGAATTTCATATTGAAGGGGAAAAATTGTATCGTATTTTATCAAATCATATAACAATTAATTATGGCGGACAGGAGAGAGAAAGTTATATTAGCAGCTGAGAAAGCTTTAATAGAGTTAGAAAAAGTTATTAGGCAAAGCATAGACTTAGTAGAGTTAGATCCTGAAAAAGCAAAAACTGCGGCCCAAGCTAAATGGGTTGCGATTGAGGATTCTTTAAAAATTATAGATAAAATAGAAGAAATATCAGGTAAAAAAAAAGAGGGAGAAAAATCGAAAGCTTTTTTAGGGGTTGAAAATAGAATAAAATAATGTACAAACAAACTCTTTATACAGTACATACAGGTCATCTAGGGACAAAGCATGTTAAACATCTTAACAAAAATAAGAAATTTAGCCCCGGATATAATGAAGATCTAGATTGCGTTATTATTAGCAAAGATGGTACATTAGGAGACATATATGAAATCCAAGGTCTCAAGGTAGGTTTACCTAAAACCCCTAAAAAGATAGATGGACAAGATCTAAAAAAAATAGATCAACAGTTTATTAGAAGGGAAAGACCTAAATCATTAACTAGAATAAAAACATTATATGATTTTCAAACATATACTGAAGATATTAAAGACCAATACTATAAGTATATTGATTCTGAATTTAATTATAGGAATGACGGTTATTGGTTCATGTGCAATGGTACCCCGTGTTACATTACGGGATCACACTATATTTATCTCAACTGGACCAAGATCGACGTTGGGTCGCCTGACTTTAGACAGGCAAATAGAATATTTTTCTACTTTTGGGAGGCGTGTAAGGCCGATAGGAGATCTTATGGAATGTGCTACCTTAAAAATAGACGGTCTGGCTTTAGCTTCATGGCGTCATCCGAGTGCGTTAATCAGGCAACCACTTCAAAGGATTCCAGATTTGGGATATTATCCAAAACAGGGGCTGATGCTAAAAAAATGTTTACCGATAAGGTGGTACCCATATCAACCAATTATCCTTTCTTTTTCAAACCAATACAAGACGGTATGGAAAGACCGAAAACGGAATTATCCTATAAGGTCCCGTCAAGAAGGCTCACGCGGAATACAATACGCACCACAACCGCCACAACACAGGAAACCCAAAACGGGCTGGACACCACCATCGATTGGAAAAACACCGGGGACAACTCCTACGACGGGGAGAAATTACAACTCCTTGTCCACGACGAATCGGGTAAATGGGAGAGGCCGGACAACATCCTCAATAACTGGCGGGTTACAAAGACGTGCCTACGTCTCGGGTCGAAGATAGTTGGTAAGTGTATGATGGGTTCCACCTCTAACGCTTTAGATAAAGGTGGGGATAGATTTAAAAAGTTATATTATAATTCAGATGTTACAAACAGAAATCGCAATGGCCAGACTACAAGTGGATTATATGCTTTGTTCATTCCTATGGAATGGGGTTTCGAGGGATTTATCGATAAGTATGGGTACCCTGTATTCGATACACCATCAGAGCCGGTTGAGGGAATTGACGGTGAGCTCATCTCTACGGGAGTCCTTAGCCATTGGGAAAATGAGGTCGAAGGCTTAAAAAATGATAGTGATGCATTAAATGAGTATTATCGCCAATTTCCGCGTTCAGAAAAGCATGCGTTTAGGGATGAAACTTTAAATTCTTTATTTAATCTTACCAAAATTTATGAACAAATAGATTATAACGAAGAAATGGAATTTAGCGGACACGTTGTAAGGGGTGCATTTTCATGGAGGAAGGGTATAAGAGGTTCAGAAGTAATATGGACCCCTACAAAAAACGGTAGGTTTAAAGTGTCTTGGATACCACCAAACGAGCTACAAAATAGAATTATTGAAAAAAATGGTGTAAAATACCCCGGCAATGACGGGTTAGGGGCTTTTGGGTGTGATCCTTATGATATCTCAGGTACAGTAGGAGGAGGAGGGTCTAATGGCTCTTTGCATGGGCTAACCACTTTTACTATGACTAATGATGTCCCCAATACTAAGTTTTTTTTAGAATACATTGCTCGACCACAAACTGCTGAAATATTTTTTGAGGATGTACTTATGGCTTGCATTTTTTATAGTATGCCAATTTTAGTAGAAAACAACAAGCCTAGACTATTATATCATTTTAAAAGAAGGGGATATAGGGGTTTTTCTATGAACAGGCCTGATAAATTAAAAAGTGCTTTATCTAAATCTGAATTAGAGCTAGGGGGAATTCCTAATAGCTCGGAAGATATTAAACAAGCACATGCCGCCGCAATTGAATCTTACATAGAGGAGTATGTGGGTAAAAATGAGGAGTCGTATGGGAATATGTACTTTCAACGCACACTAGAAGATTGGGCTAGATTTGATATTTCTCGTAGAACATCTTTTGATGCTTCTATAAGCAGTGGGTTAGCAATAATGGCATGCAGAAAGCATTTATATAAACCAAATACAGATCGCACAGTTAAAAAATTAGATTTTGAATTTTCAAGGTACAAAAACGAAGGTTATCAAAGTGAGTTAATAAAATAAATATGGCAAAATTAAAAGGAAAAGTTTTAACACAATTTCCAAGTCAAGCAGTCTCCGATAAAGAGAAGCAAACTAAAACGTATGGTTTATCGGTTGGAAGAGCAATTGAACAAGAGTGGTTCAATAAAGATAATAATGGTATTGGAAAGTTCTATAATTCCCGACAAGAGGCTCATAGATTAAGGTTATATGCTCGCGGTGAACAATCTATCAGAAAATATAAAGACGAATTTGCTGTTAATGGGGATTTATCATATCTTAATTTAGACTGGAAACCAGTACCAATTATACCTAAATTTGTGGATATAGTAGTTAATGGTATGCAAGACAGGTTGTTTTCTATAAAAGCTATTGGTCAAGACGCCTTGTCAACAGGTAAAAGAACACAATTTGTTAATGATATTCAACAAGATTTAAATACCGCTGATTTATTACTTAATATAGAGCAGACGTTAGGGGTGAGTGCAAGGAATTTTGCTGTTAATGATTTACCAGCAAATACAGAGGAGCTAGAGCTTTATATGCAACTTAATTATAAACAGGGTATTGAAATGGCTGAAGAAGAGGCTATCAATAATATCTTTAAAGCTAATAAGTACGAAGAGACAAAAAAACGTGTTGATTATGATTTAACTACACTAGGGATAGGGGTGGTTAAACATGGGTTCAACAATACTGACGGTGTTGTGGTTGAGTACGTAGATCCTTCTAACCTAGTCTGGTCTTATACAGATGACCCTAATTTTGGGGATTGTTATTATTTTGGGGAAGTTAAAAATATTAAGGTAAATGAACTTAAAAAACAATTTCCAGATTTAACAAATGAGGATATAGAGGAATTGGTAAATAAAGGATCTAATTGGAACGACTATAATGATCCGAACTACAATTTTTACAACAATAGCGAGTTATACGCTAAAAACACATTAACAGTTCTTTATTTTAATTGGAAAACATGGGAGCATGACGTCTACAAAATAAAAGAAGTTCCTAGTGGTGGCTCAAAAGCTATAAAAAAAGATGATAGTTTTGATCCTCCTAAGGATAAAAGAACAAGGTTTGAAAAGGTAAAACAGACAAGAGAAGTTATTTACGAAGGGGTTTTAGTATTGGGTACTGATAATCTTTTAAAGTGGAATAAGGCTTCAAATATGATACGGCCTCATTCTAATATTAATAAAGTAATGATGAATTATGTAGCTAGTGCACCTAGACTATATAAAGGTAATATTACATCTCTTGTTTCTAAAATGACCGCTTATGCAGATTTAATCCAACTTACCCATTTAAAATTGCAACAAGCAATTCAAAGAATGACCCCATCTGGTGTATATGTTGACGCTGATGGTTTAGCGGAAATAGACTTAGGTAATGGAACTAACTATAATCCGCAGGAAGCGCTTAATATGTATTTTCAAACAGGTTCTATTATAGGTAGATCTCTTACTATGGAGGGGGAACGAAACAATGGAAATATTCCTATCCAAGAGCTACCCGGCGGTGGTGGTGGTCAAATACAAGTATTAATTGGTGCTTATAACCAATATATACAAATGATGAGGGATGTTACAGGATTAAACGAAGCGCGAGATGCCGCGGATCCTGACCAGTATTCCCTAGTGGGGGTTCAAAAACTAGCCGCTGCTAATAGTAATGTAGCCACCAGGCATATATTGCAGTCGAGTATGTTTATAACTACCACCTTAGCTGAGGCGATATCTTTAAGATTTAAAGATGTACTCGAGTATCATCCCACAAAGGAAATGTTTATAGATGCATTAGGGCAGTTTTCCGTGGGCTCGTTAGAAGAGATGAAAACCCTTAATTTACATGATTTTGGTATATTCCTAGAGCTAGAACCTGATGAAAATGAAAAGCAATTATTAGAAAACAATATACAGGTTGCCCTCTCTAAGGACAGTATACATTTGGAAGATGCTATTGATGTAAGGGAGGTTAAAAATGTTAAGTTAGCTAATCAGCTACTAAAGTTCCGCAGAGCAGCTAAACAAGCCGCAGATCAAGCTCAAGCACAAGCCGCATCAGCTGCTCAAGCAGAGGCACAGGGACAAGCACAGATACAAATTGAAGAAGCTAAAGCACAAGCAGAACAAGTGAAAACGGAATCTAAAATTCAATACAGAAGCGCTGATATTGAAATGGAGATTAAAAAAATGGAAGTTGAAACAAGAGCTAAAAAAGAACTTATGCAATATGAGTTTAATTTAAATGTTCAACTTAAAGAATTAGAATTAAAATCGCAAATGGAACTTGCTGATAGAAGTAATTCTTCTATGCTTCAGCGAGAGCTTATAAGAGAAGACACTAAGCTTAAAACAGGCAAGCTAAGTGGTGCTCCTAATACAGATACTCCTACCAAAGATTTTGAGTCTAAAGGCAATGATACCTTAGGAGGATTTGATATGAATCGGTTTGAAGCCTCTTAAGATTTAAACAATTATTTTATTATATACAATTATGGAAAAAAAAGAAGTACAAGAAGTTGCAGAAACCCCTTCTATTGAAGTAAAAGATGTCGGGGAAGTTAGCCCTGAGGCTGTTACACCTGCTAAAAAAGAGGCTGCAGTATTAGAAAAGGCTATTGAAGAAGGAAAAGTTGATCCTGCTTACGGATTACAGACAGATGGTGTTTACAAAATTAATGTAGATAAGCCCCCTGTGGCTAAAGAAGAAACTCTAAAAGAAATTAAAGAAGAACCTAAAAAAGAAGAAAAAGATGCCATACAAAGGAAAACAACTGATAGCTTGCAAGATACAGGAGAAAAAGGATCTGAAAGCGGGGAGAAAACCGAGGTGGCATTGCGGGGACAGTCCGGTAAGGAAGATAAAATCCCTGAAAACAAGGAAGAAGTATTAAAAGAAGAAAGTGCTTCTGATTCACCTTTAGAACTTATTAAAGAGGAACCTAAAGAAAAAAGTATTAAACAGGAAAAAATAGAAACACCTGTTAAAGAAGAAAAAATATTACAGGAAGAAAAACAACCAAAGCTTCCTGAAGGAGTAGAAAAACTTGTACAGTTTATGGAAGAAACTGGTGGTACAGTTGAAGATTATGCTAAATTAAACAGGGATTATTCCCAAATAGATAATGTATCACTACTACAAGAATACTACGAATACACTAAACCACATCTAGACAAAGAAGACATTAAATTTTTAATGGACAAAAACTTTGCTTATGATGCGGAGGCGGATGACCCGTCTGACATAAAAGCTAAGCAATTAGCTTTTAAAGAAGAGGTATATAAAGCTCACGATATGCTAGCACAAACAAAAGAGAAATATTATAATGATCTTAAGTTAAGTTCAAAAAAAAATAATATTCCTTCTGAGTATCAGCAAGCATTTGAATTTTATAATAACTCTAAGCAATTAGAAGAGAAAACTAACTTAGCTAAAGATACTTTTTTAAAAGAAACTAATAATGTTTTTAACGAAAATTTCAAAGGTTTTGATTTTAAGGTAGGTGAAAACACGTACAGGTTTAAAGTAGACAACCCGGTTAAAGTTAAAGAATTTCAATCTGATTTAACAAATTTTTTAGAGCCCTATACTAAGGATGCTGGATATTCTAATATTCGTGATTATCATAAAGCAATATTTGCAGCAAGTAATGCAGATAAAATAGCAAACCACTTTTATGAGCAAGGCCGTGCCGACGCAATAAAAGACTCAGCTAAAAAAGCTAAAAATATAAACATGGATCCAAGACAAGATGGCATGTCGACAGTAACAACAAATAGTGGAGATACAATTAGAGTGGTATCAGGGAATTCCTCAGACAAATTGCGGATTAAATGGAAATAGTAATAACTTAAAATCAAAACAACATGGCTTTTACAAGCGGAATACCGGCTGCATTGCAACCAACACAAACTAAAACTTTGTACGCCGGAAATTACATTGATTTCACGTCAACAAACTTTGATCAATGGACACAACAATTTTTACCAGATGTATACGAAAAAGAAGTTGAAAGATATGGGAACAGATCTATCGGTTCTTTTCTTCGTATGGTATCTGCTGAGATGCCTTCTACCTCAGACCAAATCATCTGGACTGAGCAAGGAAGATTGCATACTAGATATGCAAATGTAATCCCAAGAGGGAATGCAGGCGCAATGCCTGTTGCCGGTGGTGGTCAAGCCGCTATTGGTGCAGCTGCTGCATCAGGTGGTGTACTTAACTTTGAAGTACCAACCGCACAACCTGCAAGTTTAGGAGTTAGCCCAGCTACTCAAACACAACAAGTCAATTTTAAAGTAGGACAAACTATTATGGTTCAAGTTCAAACAAACGCTACTTCAGCTGTTGGTGGAACTGGTGCTGTTATTAAAGGAGTTTGTACTTTTGTTGGAGTTGGCGGTGGTGGTACTGCTGGTGGACAAATGTTTCAAATCCAAGCTTATGAAGCTCATGCGGCAATTGCTGCTGCAGACAGATTAACTGCTATAGCTTATGGATCTGAATTTGCTAAAGGTACTGGAAACTTTACTGATAGCTTAGACCCTGGATATGCTACATTTACCAATGCACCTATCATTTTAAAAGAAAACTATCAAATCAGCGGTTCTGACACAGCTCAGATAGGTTGGATTGAAGTTACTTCAGAAAATGGAGCTAGTGGATATTTATGGTATATTAAATCTGAACACGAAGTTAGATTGCGATGGGAAGATTACCTAGAAATGTCTATGGTTGAAGGTGTCAAATACACCGCAGGAGGAGCTGCCATTACTTTAGGTACTTTTGGGGGTAACTTAACTGCTCAAAATGCAAGAGGTACTGAAGGTTTCTTCGCTGCCTTAGAATCAAGAGGTAATGTTTATTCAGGATTTGGTGGTCAAGCGGCTGCTGGTGCAGGTAACGGATCTCTTACAGATTTTGATGCTGTGCTTAAACAATTAGACAAGCAAGGTTCAATTGAAGAAAACATGCTTTTCTTAAATAGAGAACTTTCCTTAGAAATTGATGACATTCTTGCAATGCAAAACGGTAATTACGCCGGTGCTGCTGGTGTTGCTAAAGGTACTTCTTATGGGGTATTTAATAACAGTGCAGATATGGCCCTTAATTTAGGATTTACTGGATATAGAAGAGGTTCTTATGACTTTTACAAAACTGACTGGAAATATTTAAATGACTGGTCAACTCGTGGAGGTTTTGGGGATGTTGAAGGAGTATTAGTTCCTGCTGGAACTTCTACTGTTTACGACCAACAACTTGGTCAAAACATTAAAAGACCATTCTTACACATAAGATATAGAGCTTCAGAAACTGAGAACAGAAAAAACAAATCTTGGATTACAGGATCTGTTGGAACTGACTCACCAACTTCTGATATTGATATCATGAAAGTAAACTATCTAAGTGAAAGATGCCTTATCACTCAAGCTGCTAATAATTTTGTATTATTTAAAGCTTAATTTTTTAACTATAGGATACAGGCCCTTCGGGGCCTAGTATTCTTATTTTATATTATTTTATTATGACAACAAAAACACAAGAAATAAGTGCCATGGCCCAACTAGAGAAAGGTTGGGTATATAAAGATAGAACTTATGTATTGACAGGGCAGCATGCTCCTGTTTCTTATAGTATTCAAACAAAGCATACTCCTAGAAAGCCACTAATGTGGTTTGATGAGGGTTTAAAAATTAATAGAGAAATACGATTAGCTAATAATCAAAAATCTTTGTTTGTAGACGAACAAAAAGGCTTTGTTACACTAACACACGTAATGTTTCAAGACGGGACTTTAAACGTTCCTAGGTCTGAGGTTGCTATGCAAAAACTACTATCCTTATATCATCCTTTAAAAGAAAAATTATGGGTAGAAGTTGATATGGCCAAAAAAGCTGCAGATGAGATTGATAATTTAGAGTTTGAATTAGAAGCACTAGTACTAGTTAAAGAACTAGAAATAGAGCATCTAGAAGCGATCATGCGAACTGAACTTGGTGGAAGTGTTGCCTCAATGACGTCTAAAGAACTAAAGCGGGATGCTTATAAGTTCGCAAGACGAGAGCCAGCATTATTTATAGAATTATCGCAAGATGAAGATATAAAATTAAGAAATTTAGCCAACCGAGCTGTAGAGCAAGGAATTATTAATTTAGCGGATGATAATACAGTATTTAAATTTGCTAATGGTAAAAAAATAATGACAGTTCCTTTTGATCAGCATCCATATGGAGCTCTGGCACAGTATTTTAAAACTGATGACGGGGTAGATCTAATGAAATCTCTAGTTAAAAAGCTTAATTAAGCTTAAAAGGATATGGGGCGAGAAATCAGCCCTATATTCACTAAATTATAATAAAGAGAAATAGATGATTAACATTGATAATGTGTACCAAACAGTTCTTGTTTTAGCAAATAAAGACAATAGAGGTTATATTACACCAGATGAGTTTAACAGAATGGCAGATCAAGCTCAAAATGAAATATTTGAAGCTTATTTCATGAGGGAAGCAGGGTATGAAATGACAGGAGGATTACAAAGTGATTTTTCAAATCCGGTATATAATATTGCTGAAAGAATAAATTTATTTTATAAAAGCAATAATCCAACTATCGCTAATGGAATTTTTCCTTATCCGGATGATCTAAGACAGTTGGGTGTTGTGAGCGTAAATAATATTGTAGCAGACAGAGCTTCACATGAGGAGGTTAAATATATCAATCTTTCTCCTTTAACTTACCCTGTTGCAACTCAGCCTGTGTACACTATCAATGCTACTGGTATAACCGTTTTTCCGGATACTATAACAACCGGGGTAAAAATGGAATATTTAAAAAACCCTACAAGACCAAAATGGGGATATGTTTTACAAGGAACTGTCCCATATTATGATAGCACCCCTTTTGATCCAGCGACAGACAGTTATAGCACACCAGCTAAATCATATAATTTTGAATTAGATTCTTCCGAGTACGCACAATTAATAGCTACAATATTAGGTTATGCTGGGCTTACAATTAAGCAAGGAGATGTAACTGGGTTTGCACAAGGTAAAGAAGCTAAATTCCAACAAACTGAACAATAATGGCAATATCAAGAAAACCTTTAGACGTAGATAATTATTCTGCATTAGACGGCGGTAATGGAACCGCTATCCCAGGATACTATAGAAGAACTAATTTAAATGATATAATTAATAATTTTATGGTAGCATATGTGGGAGATGGTAAAGTCCTCACAAAGGTACCTAGATATGAAATTGCTTTTTGGGCCCAGAAGGCTGTGCAAGAATTTAGTTTTGATGTTTTCCACTCTGAGAAAGCTATAGAGATACAATTAAGCTCTTTAAGGCAAATGTCGCTTCCGTCAGATTATGTAAACTACGTAAGGTTATCATACACCGATCAGTCCGGCGTAGAAAGGACTATTTTGCCTAGTGGCACTACCCGCGCCAACCAAGGGGTTGCTCAAGACGAGAATTACCATTACTTGTACGACGAGGATGGTAATATCGTATATGCGGAAGAATCAGAAACCTTGCAAAGATTCCAAAATTCAGAAAATACAGTTACCACTGAAGAAGCACTAGATTATTACAATGGATATTACAGTTTTGATACTTTCGGGTACTATGGTCGTAGGTATGGAACTACTCCGCAATTCCAAAACATCAATGGCAGTTTTGTCTTAGATTTAACAGCGGGACAAATATATTTTGATTCAGTAATTCCTCAAGATACTTATGTAACCCTAAGATACATATCTGACGGACTTGGAGATAACGGCAATTTTGATAATGTGTATGTCCCTAAGATGGCTGAAGACGCTGTAATGATGTCTATACTATATAATTTATCCAAGTTAAGGTCAGCTGCGGGTGCTGCTGCCCCTTTGTATAAGCAAGAAGCTGCCGCAAAAATGCGGAATGCTAAGATAAGATTATCCAATATGAAAATAGAGGAAATGACTAATATTTTTCGCAACAAAGCTAAATGGATTAAACATTAATATAATTTTATGCCAGAAATAAAAAGAGCGTTTAATGTCGGCAAAATGAGCCGGGATTTAGACGAGAGGATAGTACCGGCAGGGGAGTACCGAGAGGGCTTAAATATAAACATAGGTCAATCAGAAAGTTCTGATGTAGGTGCTATAGAAAATTTACTAGGCAACGAATTAGTTGCTCAGAGTGGGTTACCTGGCAATGCTAGATGTATTGGGCAGGTGAGCGACTCTAATCTAGAAAAAATATACTTTTTTGCAACTAACAATTCTATATACAATGAGACTAACACAGGTCACCATGGTATATACGAATACGATCAAAAGACTAAGCAGGTTACTGGCTTATTAGTTTCACAACAATTAAATTTTCATACTTCTTACCCAATTACAGGTGTTAATGTTGTTGATGATTTGCTTTTTTGGACGGATAATAGAAATTACCCCAGAAAAATAAATGTAGTTACAGCGAGGAATAACACAACTTATTATGGGAGTGCATCAAATATTGATGATTTAATTTCAGTATGTAAATTTGCCCCATACGAGTCGCCTACCTTAGTTACAGCCACAAAAGAGTCGGATATTTCTTCTGCATTTATGCAAAATAAATTAATAAGATTTTCTTATAGGTGGCAATTTGAAGATAATGAGTATAGTACTCTTGCTCCTTTTACACCTATATGTTTTTCTAGACTTAATGAGACAGATACAATAAATGTTAGTTTAAGTAATTTTGGAGAAATTGAAACTTTTATTAATGCTATAAATCAAGTACAATTACAAGTTCCTACACCTGTTGGTTATGGAATAAAAAATGTAGAATTAATATACAAAGAATCAACCAGTGGTACTTTATATGTAGTTCAAGATCAAGAAGTTACAACAGAGTCCTTTGTTAACTTTACTTATTCTTCTACGGATCCATTTAGAACTTTACCACCTAATCAATTACTTAGAATATACGATTCTGTTCCAATAAAGGCACAAGCACAAGAAGTTGCGGGAGGGAGATTAGTTTATGGTAACTTTCTACAAAATTATGATATTCCCAATATTTCTTTTTCTATAGAAAGAACGGGGGAGACCTCTGCACGGAATAGCATTTTAACAAACCAATCAGTTAAATCACGCAGGACTTACCAAGTTGGAATTGTACTTGCTGATAAATTTGGGAGGCAATCACCGGTAATTTTATCTAGTGCGGGGACCGATACGGTTTACATTGACCCTAATACTGGCGATTCAGCTAGCACTACCGCCTTCAATGCGTTAAGAATTACTTTTACCGATACTACCCAAATACCCAGTTGGGCTTATTCTTATAGGGTTGTTGTCAAACAAAGAGAACAAGAATACTATAATTGGATTTCTTTAGTATCGGCGGCTAATACTGTTGAAAGATTAGGGGATAGCATAAACAAAATACCGCGAGATCAAACAGCTGTAATTCCCCCTAGTACATCTGCAACTATTTCCCCTTGTAACGTTTCTGTTTACCCAAAATATTTAGACGGAGGTAATGTATACACTTCGCCACAGGGTAACCTAACCAAAGTGCAATCAATTGGCAATCCTTCAGGAGATGCATTGGTAACCACACTAAACAACGCAGGGAATGCAGTAAGTTCTGGGCTATGTGTATTTGAGACAGAGCCAGTAACTACTGAATTAGATATATTTTATGAAACCCCCACAGGTGGGTTAATTTCTGAAATTCCAGCTCAAGCAATAGATATTGACTTTTTTAACTGTATATTGTTGTCTTTTGACGTTGTACCTAATGCTCACATAGAAATAAATAGAATACGCGCAGGGTATAACGAGCCTTGGTTTGATGTAGGAGTTCGTGCCTATATGGTTCAGGAAAATTTTACACAAGAAAGAAGATTTAATTCTTTAATACATTCAAGTGGTTTGCTTAATTCTAGAACAGGAATTAATTATATAAATCAATTCAACGATTCAGAAGGCGGATTAACAATATCTTTAGACCCTTTGAACGGGTCTGTACAAAAACTTTTTGTAGATGACACTAAAATAAATATATTTCAAGAGGATAAGGTTTCTTTTTCTCCTATTGATAAAGACTTTATTTATTCAGCGGAGGGTGGCTCTATGCCCGTTACCAGCAACACCCAGTTTTTAGGGACCGTTGCGGCCTACCCGGGTTTATACGGGATTTCTAAAGATCCCCAGTCCTTTGCGTCTTTTGGATTTTCCCAGTATTTTACAGATAAAAACAGAGGGGCAGTATTAAGATTAAGACAAAGCCAAATCCAGGAAATTTCTCAAGTAGGTTTAGCTGACTTTTTTAGAGACGCTTTAAAACAATCTACATCAGTAGTAGGATCCTATGATGAATATAGTAAAATCTATGAATTAACTCTCGTAGGGGAAGGTTATGATAGCAACGAAGACACTAACGTAGCTACAGCAACAGATGGTTACATCACAGTAGCTTTTGACGATAGATCTAATGGATGGACAAGTTTTAGATCTTTTAAGCAAGAAGGAGGTATTTCATTAAATAATACTTATTATACCTTTAATGGAGGTATGATGTGGCAACACCACAGCCAGGATGTTACAAGAAATAATTTTTATAATGCCGGCACAAAAGAATCTTATGTTGTGCCTATCTTTAATGACGGCCCTTCTTTGGTAAAACAGTTTAACACCCTAAGTTACGAAGGAGATTCCGGGTGGGAGCTAGGATATATAGAAACAGATACGGGTAGTTGTGGAAGTTTGCCAGTTCAAGCTACCACGTGGGATACCACCTTACAATTATCCGGGGCAGCACCTAATTCTACTTTTACAGGGTCTAATACTGTTACTGCTAAAACTAATACTGGTATTTCTTGGGCTATATTTGTTTCACCCTTAAGCTCTCAATACCAATTTACCAATGTCAACGATGTAGTATTAACTCCCGCTTCGGGAAGTACCTTAAGCGTTACTAGCCCCTCATCAATCACTGATAATAATTTGGTATTTTTAGTGCAACACACCGTGGGGTCAAGTAATTCTATACAAACACTAGATATTACCGGAACAGGAGCATCTTTAGCGTTTACAGTTGCGTTACTAACAGTAAATACTATAGATTCTATTGCGTTTTCAGCATTAACACCTGCATCGCAAATATTCAACTCAGCGGGGGCGAATAATGTGGTATTTTCAACAGCTGCATTTACTAATTATTATGTAGATAATGCTGATATAACAATTAATACAACTAATATGCCAGCTTCGACAAGTGTGGGATCCCCCACCAATGTTAGAAATGGTGATAATTTGACTTATACTATACCTGTAACGGTGCCTAGCACAGCCACATCAGGAGTTATTACAGTAGGGGGTACGGCAACATTGAAACCTACATTAACATGGGCAACTGTGGCGGCCCCTGGGGTTTTAGCAACTCCAAGTGGTACTGCCGCAACTGTGCCTTACTATATTTCTCCATATGATGCTGCAACCCAAAGATTTGCAACCATCACTTATACTGCATCTGCAACTACAAAGGTTTTATTATTAGATGCTTACAGTGCTACATATAATGTAAGTGGAACCACTATAACTAAAACCCAATCCAACGAAGATGGGGTCTTAGTCATAAGTGTACAATTACCAATAATCGCCTCTGACACTACAGCAACAGCAACTATAACGGGGGCCGGGGAGGTTACAGCAACATTAGGGGCTATCCCAGCAACACAAGCTTTAAATGCGGCAGGAGATGTTGTAAACATAACAAGCACATGGAATGTAGATACTAAAATTACCCCTAACCAATCTTGGCTAAAGTTAAATGGAACTAACGGGGTGGCTATTGCAGGCCCAGGTGTAGACTTTACTATAAGCGCTGATGCCAATAGTACTGGTAGTTCTAGATCTGCAACAGCAATAGTTGAAACTACAAATACACGAGTCACAGGAATAAGTGCTCATACAATAACAGTAACACAAGCAGGATAATGGCGGATTTAGTAACCTTTCCTTTTCAAGATAAAGAAGGGAAATATTTTGCACCTATTAGTTATTCAGAACCAGATTACATTGTTGTAAATGGGACTATACAAGCTAATGGAGAAAAAGTAGTGAGTGGCATAAAAGGAGCATATGCTACTATTAAATTAACTTTACCCATATCTAATGCTTCTACAAAAAAAGAACTTTTTGCTTTAAATGCTTTAGCAGTAAATTCTTCAAGTTAAATACAATCAATTAAATTTTATTTTATGTTAAGAGTAAGAAAATTATTAGAATCAGATTGGGAATTTTTACCAAAATGGTGGGATGATCATGACCAGGAACCGTGGATTCATACAGAAACATTCAGAGATATCCTACCCGGGGCTTTCCAAGTAGGGGAATTTGACCAAAAAAGATTAGGATTAGGAGGATTTATGGTATGTAAAGAAGATCATCCTATTGCAGCTATATGGTTATATTTAGGTAATGGGAATTGCACCCTTCCTACAGCGGCAATTTCAGACCCTAACTATAGGGACTCTGATCGCAGGGAAGCCCTCCAACTTTTAGTTGAATTTATAACTGACTTTAGCAAGGACCTAGGCTATAAATATGCATTTACCTGGGCCCAAAAGGGTGCTATGCTTGATTACTACTTAAAAGCGGGCTATGAGAAATGGGATAAACCATCCTATGAATTAATAAAAAAATTATAAATGGGAAAGAAGAAGAAATACAACAGAATGGCGGGTAAAATGGCTATGGGTAGCCGACAAGAGCTTTTGGATAACCAAGCACAAGCTCAGGCCCAATATGATCAGGACTGGGGCGATTTGAGGGACTCAGCAGTTGTAACAGATTATTATGCTGATTTACAAGCAAATCTAATTAACCAAGATGATTTAGCGTTGGCACAAACCCAAACAGCTGAGCTAGGTACTCTTGCAGATCCTCAGGGATACACATCTCAAGGCTACAGAGATCAAGTTGTAGGTTATGATCCTACCACTACTAGTGTGGCTGGTCTTGCTAGAGGTGCTGATACAGGCCTTAGTAATGTATTTAATAACCTTCAGGTTTCTACAGCAGGGGCAGAGATGCAGGCTCAAGAAGCAGACCAATCATTAGCGGCCACCCAAGATGCTATGATGATGATGGGAGGGACTGGAGCCGGAACGGCGTTAGCTCAACAAGCTGCAAAGTCTAAAGCTGGTATAAGGGCTGATATTGATAAACAAGTAAAAGCTAATGAACTACTTCGTGCTCAGGGCGAACAAGGACTGCAAAGAGATCTGCTCGCACAGGGTAATTTAGCCTCCCAATTTGATTTAGGTCAACAACAATTCAATGCTAGTGCATTAAATCAAGCAGGTCAATTTGAAGCTCAGGCGTTAAATCAAGCGGCTCAATTTGATGCCAACGCTTTTAACCAAGCAGAGCAATTTAATAAAGGTGCCGCCAACAATTTTGCCCTACAGAAATTTGGGGCGGAAAACCAGATGAACCAATTCAATGCTAATGCAGCCAATAATGCTTTTGCAAGTCATGCTAATGCAGTTAATAACTCTATTGCACAAAATGCACAAATGCAAAATCAGTTTGATATGAATAAAGCGGCTGGGCAGTCGCAGGCTCAGTCAAGTCAGTATGATGCATTGATGGGTATCTTTGATATTACTACAAACCAATTAAATGAAGCGGATAGAGAACTAGGTGCTAACACCGCGGTAATACAGCAAGCGGCTATGTCTGGTCGAGATTGGCTTAACCCCACCCGCATCTTTAAAGGGAGTGGTACTAAAGACTTCAAACGGGAAGCTTACAATTACAAAGGTGGCGGTACTTTCTTTGGTTCTGGTGGTAAAGGTGCAATGCAAGGAAATGCTGGCGGTGCAACAAGTATATACGGTTAATATTTAATATATGAAAAAATACAATCCTAAAGATACGCTCACTAAATTAAACCCTGAGCAGCAAGCAATAAGGGACTTTAGAAACACAGAATACCAGCGTAAATTTGGTATAAAATCTGAAGATAAAGTTAATCAAGAGCACCCCAATCCGCAAGGCATATTTAAAACCCAACTACAGGGTCTAGCAAGGAATATAGTTGAGAAAGCTAGTGACCTTACTAATAAAAAGAAAAAAGGAGAGATAGATAATTACAAGTATGCTGCTGATATGGCAATAGTGGAAAGGACGGTTGGTGAACTAGGCGCATTTGCAGCAGCGGCTAATAAAGCAATGGCAA